TGGACAAGTTCATTTTTTATACGAAAGAAGTCCCTCAAAACAGGAGATACATTAATGGCAATTACATTTAACAAAGCAAAGGGTGCAGCTCAAAAAAGTTCAATCAACACTTTTGTTCCACAGGACGGCGACAATAATGTTCGGCTTGTAGGCGACGTATTGGCTCGTTACGTTTACTGGATCGAAGGCGAAAATGGTAAGAACATTCCTTTGGAGTGTCTTTCATTTGATCGAGATGAAGAGCGTTTTAACAATAAGGAAAAAGACTGGGTTCGTGAGTACTATCCTGATCTGAAGTGTGGCTGGAGCTATGCTATGCAGTGCATTCATAACGGGGAGCTAAAAGTCTTCAATTTGAAGAAAAAGCTGTTCGAACAAATTATGACTGCAGCAGAAGATCTTGGAGATCCTACTGATGTACAAACTGGTTGGGATGTAAAGTTTAAGCGAGTTAAAACTGGCCCTCTGCCCTATAATGTAGAGTACCAAGTACAGGTACTCAAGTGTAAGTCACGAGCTCTTGATGAAGATGAGCTCGCACTCATTGCCGACCTGAAGTCAATGGATGATGTTATGCCTCGTCCGACTCCAGACGCGCAAAAAGAGCTGCTCGATAGAGTACGCGAAGGTGTTAGCAACGATGCTAATGTAGACGAAGAAGCACTAGAGAAAGAGTTTGACGTTGCATGATTCTTTTTACAGCCGACTGGCACATAAAACTGGGACAAAAAAATGTCCCAGTTTCTTGGGCTTTAAACCGTTACAAACTATTTTTTGAGCAAGTTCATAGCTTAGAAAAGATGTGCAATATGCACATTATAGGAGGCGATCTCTTTGATCGCCTTCCTAATATGGAAGAGTTAGAACTTTATTTTTCTTTCATACGAGATGTTACTATTCCTACGATTATCTATGACGGTAATCATGAAGCTACTAAAAAACATAAAACCTTTTTCACTCAACTGAAACAGGTAAGTAGAGATATTAATCCTTTAGTACAAATAGTAGATATCTCATATGTAGATAAAGATATTGGGTTCAATATACTTCCTTATACAGAATTGCATAGAAAAGAAAGTATTGAAAAATTTGATACACGATTTCCATTATTTACTCATGTTCGTGGAGAAATTCCTCCCCATGTCAAGCCAGAGGTGGACTTAGGCAGGTTCGAGGATTTTCCTATTGTATTTGCTGGAGACTTACACGCACACAGCAATACTCAGAGAAATATTGTGTATCCTGGCAGTCCTATGACTACTTCCTTTCACAGAACTTCTGTAACTACCGGCTATCTCTTAATAAATCCAAACGACTGGTCTTGGATGTGGGAACCTTTTGACCTTCCACAATTGATAAGGAAGACGGTAAAAAGCACAGAAGAAATGTTAGCTACAGACTACGATCATACAATATATGAAATAGAAGGCGACATACAAGAGTTGGCAGAAATAAAAAACTCAGAACTATTAGACAAAAAAGTAGTTAAGAGAAATAGTGAGGCCGCTCTCCTTCTAGATAAAGAAATGACAGTCCAAGAAGAGCTAACAGAATACTTGCAATTTGTACTCCAGATAGAAGAAGCACGGATACCAGATATTATAGGAACTTTTAATGATTACGCTTCAAAAGTTGCAATGGAATAACTGCTTTAGCTACGGAGAAGGCAATGAAATAATGCTAGATGAAAGGACTTTGACCCAAATACTAGGAACAAATGGTATGGGTAAAAGTTCTATTCCTTTAATTATAGAGGAGGCATTATATAATAAGAACTCCAAGGGAATTAAAAAAGCAGACATACCAAATAGGTATGTAAATAATGGTTATGATATAGTTCTTGATTTTACTCGTGATACCGATGAATACAGAATAACTGTAAATCGTAAAACAAATGTAAAAGTAAAATTTGAAAAGAATGGAGAAGATATATCTAGTCATACCGCTACAAATACTTATAAATCTATACAAGAAGTTATAGGTATAGATTTTAAAACTTTCTCACAACTTGTATATCAAAATACAAACGCAAGCCTACAATTCTTAACAGCCACAGACACTAATAGAAAAAAGTTTTTAATCGAGCTTTTATCTTTAGAAAAGTATGTAGAACTTTTTGAGTTGTTTAAGGCAGCCGCCAGAGATATATCTTTGGAAGTTAGTGCACTTGATAGTCAGGTAAGTACGATAGAAAAATGGTTGGCAGATAACAAATTGACCGATACGAAGGTACTGCCGATGTTAAATTTAGAAATTGACACGGAAGAAGAAGAGAAAGAATTCCGATTTTTAACAAAAGAAATTGAAAATATTTCCGAAAAAAATAAAAAAATTTCTAAAAATAATTCTTATAAAGACTTACTTAGACAAATTGATATTGACGAAGCTAGAAACTGTGTAATTACTAAGAAAGAATCTTATGATGATTTACAGTCAGAGTTAGGAAGTCTCAACGGGGTCGCAGCGGGGGCAAGAAAACTTTTAGAGAAGTTAGAAAAACTGGGAGATCATTGCCCTACTTGCGAACAAGAAGTAGACCCTGATTTTAAACAAAGCCTTCTTGACAGCGAAGCACTAAAAATTGCAGAAGCAAGGTGGAAACAGGATGAAATTGAAACAAGAATATCAGAAATTAAACGAAACAATCGAGACTACGACAATGCTCAAAAAATTCAAAGAGATTGGGAAGATATGTATCGAAGTATTGATAGAAGTCTACCAGTGGCCCTCTTGGATAAAAACGAGCTGGAAGAGCGCTTGGCTCGAGTACGAGATGACTTGGACAGAAGAAAAAGTGAAGTGGCAAGAATCGCGAAAGAAAATGAACAGCGAACAAAACACAACACAAGAATCCAAGTAATACAAGAACAAACAGATGAATTTTGCTCTCAGCTAGAAAAAGCGAATGAAAAGTTAAAGAGTATAGGAGAGCTTTCATCGAATTTAGAAGTACTAAAAAAATCTTTTAGTACAAATGGTTTGATTGCATACAAGATCGAAAATCTTGTGAAAGAGTTGGAAGAACTCGCAAACCACTATTTAGCAGAACTTTCAGACGGTAGATTTACACTTGAGTTTGTAGTAACAAATGACAAGTTAAATGTACAAGTCACTGACAATGGAAATGTTGTAGATATTCTTGCACTTTCGAGCGGAGAACTAGCCCGGGTTAATACAGCCACTCTAGTTGCTATTCGAAAGTTGATGAGTAGTATTTCCAAATCCAGGATAAATGTACTATTTCTGGACGAGGTTATCAACGTTCTTGACGAAACAGGTCGAGAAAAAATAGTAGAAGTTCTTCTTCAAGAAGATCTAAATACTTATATTGTTAGTCACGGGTGGAGTCACCCACTGCTTGAAAAAATAGAGGTTATTAAGTGCGACAACGTCAGCAAACTAGAGTATTAAATAGATTAGCTTCCAGTAGGAGGCAATGGATAGCACAGGAAAAAGAAAATGAAAATGAGAGAGAAGATAGTGGAAGCGCTGAAAGCGAAATACTTCGGGCAGATGAAAGAGGCGGAGGCAAATATAGAGATATATCTGGAAAGCCCAGTTGGTATTGGAGAGCACCCAGAAATAATAGACGCCATTGATACTCAAGTAGCAAAAATTGCGGAAGCCAAAGAAAAGTTTCAAGTGTTAGAAGAGTTTTACGATGGTAGACAGTAGGGCTAAAGGAGCACGAGGAGAGTATCTTGTTCGAGATATGCTTCGTGAATACACAAATCTTCAATTTGAAAGAGTGCCTAATTCCGGCGCTCTCGAATATTTAAAAGGAGATTTGTATATTCCTCATACAAAAAATAAATACTGTATAGAAGTAAAAAATTATGCAGACTCTCCTCTTACTGACAGAATGTTTACAGCACCTAAAACGAATAATTTAATTCGTTGGTGGAATAAATTAAAGATACAAGCAGAGCAAGGGAACCAAGAGCCTTTGTTATTTTTTAAATATAATCGTTCTCCAGTATTTGTAGTTACAGATACTCCGCCTGAAAGTACTCAAGAATATATGTTTATATGTTTTTTACAATGTTTTGTACTTTTGGCAGAAGAGTGGTTAGATAAAGAAAAACCGGAGTTTTAAATGGCATTTAGTTTTGAAGATAAACTAGCCGAAGATTTATCCCCCTGTACTCTAGTTGTTGATGCTTTGAACCTGGCTTTTCGATGGAAGCATCAAGGAAGAACAGATTTTAGATATGAATTTGAAAGTACAGTTCAAAGTTTAGCAAGATCATATTCAGCAGAACGAATAATAATTGCTGCAGATTGGGGAGCATCTTCATACCGTAAAATAATTAGTGAGGATTATAAACAGAATAGAAAAGAAAAATTTGCAGAACAAACCGAAGAAGAACGAATAGCTTTTGAAGAATTTTTTGAAGAGTTTGAAGCAAGTCTCGAAGTTATGAATGAGAGCGGGTATACCGTTCTTCGATATAAAGGTGTAGAAGCAGATGATATTGCAGGACACCTTGTAAAATATAAAGACAAATATGGGCTAGGAAATATATGGCTGATATCTAGTGACCGAGACTGGGACTTATTAATACAAGAAGGTGTAAGTAGATTTTCTTATGTGACGAGGAAGGAAGTCACGCTAGAAAACTGGAATGAACACTATGATTGTACTCCTGAAGAATATATATCGGTTAAGTGCCTTATGGGAGACAAAGGAGATAATGTAGCAGGGTTTCCTGGGGTAGGGCCGAAACGCGCAGTAAGTCTTGTAAAAGAATATGGAAGTGCATACGATATTTATGAAGCTATACCAATAAACAGTAAATACAAATTTATACAAGGATTGAACGAAAATCCAGATCAAATCCTTAAAAATTATGAACTAATGGATCTTCTTACATACTGTGATGATGCACTAGGCGTAACTAATTTTAAGGATATTCGAGGGAGAATGCTAAATGAGTTTTAATGTGGTTGTCGATTATGCACGAGATGCGTACCTATCAGAGTTCAGTAAGAAAACTCTGCAGGATCGTTATCTAATTGATGGAGAAATATCTCCTCAAGATGCGTTTGCGCGAGCAGCAAAAGCTTTCGCAAATGACGAAGCTCATGCACAACGACTGTATGACTATGCTAGTAAGCTTTGGTTTATGTTTAGTACTCCCGTACTTTCTAATGGTGGAACTACTAGAGGATTGCCAATTAGTTGTTTTTTGAACTACGTGGACGACAGTCGAGAAGGCATAACAAATCACTATACTGAAAACGCTTTCCTTAGTAGCGTAGGTGGCGGTGTAGGAGGATGCTGGAACGGGGTTCGGAGTGTAGGCTCAAAAACGAGCAATGGCTCCGAAAGCACCGGAGTTATTCCATTTATGAAAGTTGTCGACGCAGAAATGTTGGCATTTAGCCAAGGCGTTACTCGACGAGGTAGCTATGCAGCGTACCTCGATATGTCTCACCCTGAAATAGAGGAGTTTTTAGATGTTCGAAAGCCCACTGGAGGCGATATTAACCGCAAGTCTACTAATTTACATCATGGAGTGGTGGTACCAGATAGATTTATGGCCCTTATAGAAGGAGCCACAAGAGAAGAAGGATTTGATGATAGCTGGGATCTTCGTGATCCACACTCAGGCAGAATTGTAAAAACAGTTTCTGCTAAGACACTTTGGGTGAAGTTAATTCAGAATCGTGTGGAAACGGGAGAGCCTTACATTATGTTTGGGGATACCGTGCAGGAAGGATTGCCAGATTGTCAGAAAGAAAAAGGTTTAAAAGTACATCATTCAAATTTGTGTAGTGAGATTACTCTTGCTACGGACGAAGATCGTACTGCAGTGTGCTGTTTATCAAGTGTAAACTTAGAAGAATTTGATGAGTGGCAACACAATCCTCTTTTTATTCCTGATCTAATTGCAATGCTTGATAATGTATTAACATACTTTATTGATAATGCACCTCGTGAGTTGTGGCGAGCTGCCTACAGTGCAATGCAAGAAAGAAGTATTGGATTAGGTGCAATGGGCTTTCACGCTTACTTACAAAGACACAACCAACCATTTGAAGGCATAATGGCAAAGAGTGCAAACATGAGAATGTTTAAGCACATAAAATCGGAGGCAGATCGTGCAACTCGTGAATTGGCTATGGAAAGGGGTGAAGCGCCTGATGCAGTGGGGTATGGAATTCGCAATGTTCACTTGTTGGCTGTCGCTCCTAATGCTAGTAGTTCTATTATTTGTGGCAATACTAGTCCAAGTATCGAGCCTTACCGTGCTAATGCGTTTACTCAAAAAACTAAATCCGGATCCAGTCTACAGAAGAACGAATATTTAGAACACATTCTTCAAGAATTAGGAGAAGATACAGATGAAGTATGGAAAGGAATTATTACAAACGGCGGTTCGGTTCAACATCTTGACTTTCTTGATGATTGGACAAAAGACGT